CAATTACTTTATTAATTGAGGACGAATGCAGATACACGCCTATTGATATATTCTTTCAAAATAAAGAAGGTGCTGAACAAGTTTTAACATTTTTTAAAACTCAAAAGGAAAGTATAAGCATTACGAGTGAGGAATACGAAAGTAACAACGGACAACCAAATTTAGGTAATCATCAAATAACTAAATTTAATGTTCAAGGAAAAACAAAATTTAAAGTTAGTAGCGGATTTGTAAGTGAACAAACAAATGAAGCGTTTAAACAACTTTTATTAAGTGAAAGAGTATGGAAGTATGAAAGTGGAGTTTTTACGCCTTTAAACATTGCTACTACTTCTTTAGAGTATAAGACAAGGCAAAACGATAGGCTAATAAATTATGAAATTGATTTTAACTATGCGTTCAACGAAATAAACAATATTTAATGTTTACATTATACATAGGAAACGATAAGCTCGAATTGTTTGGTAATGAAAGTATAGAACTTACTTCACAGGTTAGTTCTATTTCTGATATTACAAAAAGTTTTGCGGACTTAACTAAAAGTTTTACCGTTCCAGCTTCAGCAATAAACAACCAAATATTTAAGCATTATTACAATGCAAATATAAATAATACTTTTGACGCACGTACAAAGGTAGAAGGACGCATTGAGCTTGACGGTATGCCGTTTAGATACGGAAAATATAGACTTGAAAAAGTAAGTGTTAAACAAGGTAATCCTTATGCTTATACTTTACAATTTTGGGGCAACACAATTAACTTAAAAGACAAGTTAAAGAACGATGAATTAAACGCATTAGACTTAACAGCATACGACCACGAATACAACTCAACAAATGTAAAGTTAGGCTTAACTGATGGCTTGTTTAGTGGTAATATTAAATATTCATTATTTGCAAAGAAACAATATTACTATAATGCTGATGGTTCAGACGACACGTTAATACCTACTTTAGCGAACATTGCTTTTGATAATGGCGGAAACGCTGGTATTTTATGGAATGATTTAAGACCAAGCATAAGTTTATTACCAATTATAGAGGCAATAGAAACTAAATACAATATTGTTTTTAGTCGTGATTTTTTTGGACGTGAAGAATTTACAAAGTTATATTTGTGGTTAAATATAAATTCAATAGCAGCAGGAGAAAAAACAGAACAACTAATAAATTGGGATAGTGGGAATGGTTCTGATTTTGGACTTTCAAATATTACGGATTTATGGAATAATTATACTGATGATGATTTAGTTACTATTGGTTCGCAATATTTTCAATATAAAATTTCAATAAATCCATCCGCAGCATATTTAGGAGTTAGTTATGATATTGTAGTAAAAAACTACGGAGAAGAAATATACAGAAATACATTCACAGGCGATGCAAATACTGAATTCATAACAATTAGAACAAGTGCCTATAATGATTTTGAATTATCTTTTTTTGTTTCTTCCTCTGAAAGCATAGAGTATTCTGCTTCTATTTTATTAAGAAGAAAAACACTAACAAGTGCAGGTGTTTATTCAACTTTTGATAGACAAAGTTTTGCGAGTACTAACTTCTTAATTGACACTTTTAATATAAGCGCTAATCTGCCTAAAATAAAAACAATAGACTTTCTAACAGGTTTGTTTAAAATGTTTAAATTGGTTGTTGTTGCAGAGGATAGCGGAACAATTTATATTAACACAATTAATGATTATTATGCAGAGGGTTCAGTACATAATTTAACAAAATATATTGATACTGAAAATGTAGACATTGAAAGAGGTAAACTTTTAAACCCTATTAACTTTCAATTTCAAGAGCCTACTACATTGTTAAATACTCAATTTGAAAAGAATACAGGGCAAGCATATGGAGATGAGGAATTGATTTTAGAAGATGAAGCAGGGGATCAATTAGACGGGGAAAGCTACGATGTACAATTACCATTTGAACAAATAGTATATGAAAGGTTAATTGATTTAGTAGATAATTCAAATACAAATATAATGTATGCGGGAGTTTTTGATGAAACAATAGCAGGTCAAAACCCAAAACCGCATTTATATTATAGTGAAAGTGTTTCGATAGGTTCTAAAACAATAGCATTTATAAACGATAGCGGAATAAAAGAGGAATTAACAACGAGTATAAATATACCAAGTCATACTTTAGGGTTTGTTGAGCCTCAATTTAGCACCGTTTTTGGCAAAGAGGTAAACGAATGGAACGGAGAAGTTATACAAAATACTATCTATTCTAACTATTATAGTAGCTATATTACTTCTGTGTTTAACATTAAGAAAAGAGTGTTTAAATATTCGGCTTATAACTTGCCATTAAGAATAAGATTGTCTTTAAGACTAAATGATGTAATACAAATACAAGAAGATTTTTACAGAATAGATAAGTTTAGTACTAATCTTTTAACAGGTAAGACTTCATTTGATTTAATTAACTCTTTTGACAATGTTATTAATGGGTTTAACGCAGATAGAACAATTGTAACTGTAAATTACCAAGCTCAAACAGATAGCATTTATGTAACAAATGGCGGTAATTTTAGTTTTAATAAAGTAGATACTGGTAATGGTATTAGTTGGGTTGACGTTTCAAGTACTGGAAGTAATGTTTATTTTGAATTTGAACAAAATTTAACAGGGCTTCAAAGAAGTATGCAGGTTGAAATAACAAACACTTTAACATTGCAAGTAATAACGATTACTTTAATACAAACAGACGGATCAGGAGTAACAGCTGACAACAATGTAATAACAGTAGATAATAATTTAATAACAGTAGATAATTCAATTTAGATATGGCACAACAAATAATAGGAATAGGATCAAGCGCAAATGATGGAACAGGCGACCCATTAAGAACAGCGTTTGATAAATGTAATGACAACTTTACCGAGTTGTATGGTGTAACAGATATTGGAACAACAGCAAGCACAACAGCTCTAACTTCTGGAGATTTAGATACTGCTTTCCCGTCGGCTCAAAATGGTTTTAGAGTTCAAGCGTTAAGCATGTTACCAAACCCTTTAATTTATACAAAGGTTTCTATAGGTTGGGTGTCATCAGTAATAACAGTATTATGATAGCACAAATAATTAAGACACTACAAAGCAACGAGTTTTACGGAGCAGGTAATTACACCGAAATTGCAAAGGGTAAACATGAACTTGTTACCAATTGGAAAGGTGCTAAAAGAAAAATTAAAAGGATTTTAAAGTCTAAATAATGGCAATAACTAAAGAAATAGAAATTAAAGTACAACAAGCACAAGCAATTAGTGATATAAATAAGTTGTACAAAAAACTTACTGATGTAGATAAGGAAAATAAAAACATTTCTGAAAGTGCCGAAGAAGTTGGAAAGACTTATGAAGAAACTTCAAAGGAAGCTGTTAAGGGAATAGATAAACAAAGTAAAGCCATGAAAGGCTTAACTGCTGTTTCTGGTGGTGTTAAAAAAGGTTTCAACGCAATAGGCACAGCTTTTAAAGCTATGGGTATTGGCTTGTTAGTTGGTTTAGTTGCTAAACTTACTCAAGTACTTTCTGAAAATCAAAAAGTTGTTGATTTTGTTTCTTCTGTTTCAACTGCTTTTTCAATAGTTATAAATGACTTAATAAACAAGTTTACAGATATATTTTCTAAAATTTCAGAAGCGACAGGTGGTTTTGACGCTTTAGGAGCAGTTGTTGGTGGAGTTGTTAAAATAGCGTTTAATCAATTAAAGATTGCTGTATTAAGTTTACAAGCTGGTTTTACTGCTTTAAAATTAGCATACGAAAAAGTTTTTGGAGATGATGAAGGTGTTGAAAAAGCAAAAAAAGACCTTGACGAAATAGGTGTAAAATTAAAAGAAACTGCAGAGGATAGTGTAGAGCAAGGCAAAAAAGTAATTAAGAACGTAGGCGAGGCTGTTGGAGAGGTTGTCGATGGCGTTAATATATTAGTTAAAGATGGTGTTAAAGCAATTAGTGAAGTAGATGCTAAAGCTGCAATGGCACAAGCCGAAGCAATAACAAGAAATAAAAAGAACTTTGAATTATTAGCGTTACAACAAGAAAGACTTGTACAACAATATGAAAATGAAGCTGAAATACAAAGACAGATAAGGGATGATGTAACTAAAAGTTTAGATGAAAGAATTAAGGCGAATAATGAACTTGGTAATATATTACAAAAACAATCAGAAGCAGAGAAAAAAACAATACAATCAAGAATAGCAAGTTTAGAAAATGAGCAAAAATTGTTGGGATTTTCACAAGAAAGATATAACGAGATATACCAACTTCAAACAGATTTATTAGCAGTTACTTCAAAAATAACTGGTCAAAAATCAGAACAAATAGTAAATGAAAAAGCATTACTACAAGAGCAAAAAGATTTAGCACAAAGTCAAATAGATACTCAAAACGAAATTGCAATTTCTAAAAAAGAATTCGACGCAGAGCAACAAGAAACAGAACTTTTAAAACTTGAAAAGCTAAAAGAGAAAATCGCTTTAGAAGAGCAAATTGCATTAGAGGAAATAGAACGTAAAAGAGAGCTTTACGCTTTAGATACTCAAAACCGAGTTGATGCAGAAAACGAATACGCATTAAAAAAACAAGAGTTAGACCAAGCAACACTTTTAAACTCTAAAGCAATAAAAGCAGAAGAGGAAAGAATTGCTAAAGAAAAAGCAGATGATGAAATAAAATACAGACAAGCTGTAAAAGATGCAACTATTTCTTTAGCAGGTCAAACTTTAGATTTATTAGGAAGTTTAGCGAAAGAGGGCGGTGCATTGGCTAAAGGTGTAGCAGTTGCACAAGCTGTAATGTCAACTTATCAAGGTATTAACAAAGCATTAGCAGAAACAACAGACGTTACACCAACGCAAACTTTAAGGTTTGCAAATGCAGCCGCAGTAGGTGTAGCAGGTTTGTTAAATGTTAAAAAGATTTTAAGTACTAAACCAATTGAAACTGGAGGCGGTTCCGTTAGTGGTTCAAGTAGTCAAACAGCACCAGCAGCCCCGAGTTTTAATTTAGTGCAAGGCACAGGAAGTAACCAAATAGCAGAAAGTTTAGCAACTGAAAGACAACCATTACAGGCTTATGTAGTAGCTTCAAACGTAACAAGTGCACAAGAATTAGACAGAAATGCTATTAATGAAGGAAGTATAGGATAATTTAAAATAAGTCTAAATAAAAATAGTAGTTAATTTTTGTAACAAAACCAAAATAAATTAGTTTAATAAATATGAAAACGTACGAAGCAGTTTTTAATGAGGAAGAGGTTAGCGGTGTTTACGCTATTTCTTTAGTTGAAAGTCCAGCAATGGAGGGTAATTTTATTGCATTAAGTAAGCAAGAGGAAATTCAGTTTAAAGAAGTAGATGCTGAACAACGTATCTTAATGGGTTTAGTTTTAGAACCTAATAAACCTATTTACAGAAATCAAAATGGCGAAGAGTTTAACATTGTATTTTCAGAGCAAACAATAAAAGAATTATCTTATAATTTCTTTAAACAAAAACACCAAAGCAATAGTACAATAGAACACGATACTAAACAAAAAATTGCAGGTGTTACATTTACCGAAAGTTGGATAGTTGAAAACCCAACAAACGACAAATCAAATAATTTTGGTTTTAGTTATCCGAAAGGTAGTTGGGTTGCAGTTATGAAAGTTGACGACCCTGCAATATGGGATGGCTATGTTAAAACTGGTAAAGTGAAAGGTTTTAGCATTGATGCAATGTTATCTTTAAAAGAAGTAAATTTAAAAAGTGAAGTAAATATGTCAAATCAAATTGTAGAAGCTATACAAAAAGGTTTTGAAATGGTCTTTAATAAAGAGACTAAAGTAGGAATTACAATGGGTAGCGTAAAAGCCAAAGACGGTTCGATTGATTTCGAGTACGAGGGCGAAGAATTAGCACAAGGTGTTGCTATTTGGGTAACTATGCCAGACGGCACAAAAATGCCTTTACCAGTCGGAGAACACGAAACAGACGACAACAGAGTTATAGTTGTTGCAGAAGAGGGAATTGTTGCAGAGGTTAAAGATGCAATAGTTGAAGAAGAAGCACCTGCTGAAGTACCTGCTGAACCTGCTCAAATGGCACAGCCTAACAATGATGCACAGGCAGAAGCAATTGCAAACGCTGTTAAATCGGTTTTAATTAAGTATTCTGAGCAATGGGATGCTAAATTTTCAGAGTTAACAAAATCAAACGAAGAATTAAAAGCAGAGGTTTTAGAATTGTCTAAACAACCAGCTGCAAAACCTATTAAATCAGTACCTACACAAGTAGGAACAAAATTAACATTAACACAAAGAATTCAAAACAAATTGTAATTATGGCAACAACTTTAAATGTAACAACAAACTTTGTAGGAGAAGTAGCAGGAGAATATATCGCTGAAATGATTAAAGAAGCGAATACTATTTCTGAAAACTTGGTGACAGTATTACCAAACGTGGTTTCTCCACAATTTATTAGAAAAGTAGAAACTGCTGACGGCTTTGTTGACTACTCTTGCGGGTTTACTCCTGCGGGTTCTATTACTCTTTCTGAAAAAGAGTTAGCACCTAAAAAAGTAAAATGGGATTCTGAACTTTGTAAAGAAGATTTCAGACAATTATGGACTTCTGCTCAAATGGGTTTCTCTGCTCACAACGATAGCTTACCACAAACAGAACAAGCTGCTATTTTAGCTGATATGGGTAAAAGAATTGCTCGTAAAGTTGATGTAGATATTTGGGAAGGTGCTTCTGCTACAAACGGAGAGTTTGGAGGTTTAATTCCTGCTTTAGTCGCTGATGCTGACGTTATCGACGTAGCTACTCCTGTAGCAATCACTTCTGCAAATGTTGAAGCAGAAGTAGGTAAATTTATTGACGCTATTCCAGATGAAGTTTTAGGTTCTGACGGTTTAGTAATGGGTGTTTCTACAAACGTAATAAGAGCATTAAGAAGAGCTTACGGAACACAAGCGAGAGCAAACGGAACTTTCTTAAAACCGTCTGAATTTGATTTTGAAGGTTATACTTTAACTGAAATCAAAGGGTTAAACTCTAATACAATGGTTGCTTATAACAAGAACCAAGTATTTTTCGGAACAGGTTTAACTGCTGACTTTAACGAAATTAAAGTTAAAGATATGGACGAAACAGATTTATCTGGTACTGTAAGAATGAAAGTTGTATTTACAGGTGGTGTGCAATATGCTTACGGTGGAGAAATCGTACTTTATAGAGCATAATTAAAATTAATAACATAACCGCTCATTAACTTGGGCGGTTTTTAAAACCTTATACAATATGGCGTGTGATATTACACAGGGTAGAGCTAAAGTTTGTAAAGATGGCGTTGGGGGTACTTCAAAATTATATTTATTTAATTATTTAGAAGATGCCTTTACAATTGCTAACGGAGAAGCTACAGCTATAAACCCTTCATTATTAGAGGCG